CGACACTATCGCTGGCGAACATTACACAACGTTGGTCGTCAAGGCTCCGCGCGACGTGCCCGGGCGATTTCCATAAACTTGCGCACTCGTTAGGCACATTCGAGGCCGGCAAATCAGCCGCAGATGAAATCCGCAACGGTCTTTACGAGGAGTCAGACGAATGACAACGCGCGCAGCGGTGCTGACCGCATTCTACCACAAGGGCCGCAAGACCCACGTCCCCCTGACCATGGACGAACTCAAGCGCCGATGCGCCGATCTTGGCATCCTCGATAACGGAGATACGTCCGCTATGGTCAAGCGCATGTGCGATGATGGCGATGTATCCCGCGCGCAAGGCGGCGCAAACCGCAAAACGTGCTACAGTCTCACGGATCGAGGTGTTATGATGATGCAGGACCAGATGGCGACCATGGGGGCATGAATGACAGGATACTGGATCGGATACGCTCAAGCGCGGCAGGAATTCGCTGCCAAAAGCGAAATCAGCGCCGCCGGTATCACATGCCACGTCCCAAAAAAGGTCGAAATGGTCAGGCAAGGCAACCGCAGATGGCCCGACCCCGTGACCATGCCAGCATTGCAAAACTACGTCTTCTTTTGCGGATCAGATCAGGACTGGCACAAGGTCAGGCGGCTTAACGTTCTGCGCGCCACCATGATCCACATAGGCCAACGCGCATGGCAAAGCATCGTGGATTTCACAGAAAAAACAGAAGCCGACTACACGGCCAGAATGAACCAGATATTCGCAGGCCAGCGCGTAGCACAATACAAACCAGACGAAACGCTCGAAATCATCGCAGGCCCATTGGCGGGACAACTCGCCACATTCCGCCGTATGATCGAAAGCACGGGCCAGTGGCCGGAAATCGAAGCGTCCGTAAACATCATGGGTGCCGATATCAAAACACGCCTGGACCCGCTCCACGCGCGCCCTATTGCAAATAAAACCGCCTAGGCTATAATCCACCTAGCGCCTGACACTGGACATCTCCGATCAGTCCCCGGCTTGCCATCGCCCCAAGGGTCGCGGCAATGCCAATGCGCAAGCATTCCAACAATTCAGCAAGAGGCCAACACCCCGTGAGGGACTGGACCGAGGCATGGAACAACCTAAACTAGGCGTCAATACGGGCAACATGGGCAAGGGACGCCCCAAAGGGTCGCCCAATAAGATCACCGCCGATCTAAAGCGCGCCATCCTAGAAGCGGCAGAAGCGGCGGGCGCTGAGGGCGGCACGGTCGGATATCTGACCACACAAGCGACGGCAAACCCAGCGTCATTCTTGACACTGCTTGGCAAGGTGTTGCCCATGCAGCTACAGGGCGACCCGGACCATCCTATCATTACCGTGATTGAGCGCCGCATTGTCAAAGTTGGTGATTGAAACCGCGCCAGTGTTTGAACCTTTGCTTGAGCCTGCCAGATACAAAGGGGCGCACGGGGGCAGGGGTTCGGCGAAGTCAAACTTCTTTGCCGGCCACATGATCGAATACGCGCTTATGACGCGCGGTTTTCGTGGACTATGCGGGCGCGAAATCCAGAAGTCTCTAAAGGAAAGCTCCAAACGCCTGATTGAGATGAAGCTTGCTGACTACGGCTTGGGCGTTCGTGACGGTTTCAAGGTGTTTAACGATGTGATTGAAACGCCTGGCGATGGGGCATTGATGTTTCAGGGCCTTCAAGATCACACGGCGGAAAGCATCAAGTCATTTGAGGGCATTGACGTTTTCTGGGGTGAAGAGGCGCAAAGTTTTTCGGCAAGATCTGTCCAGTTGATGCGCCCCACGATCCGAAAGGACGGTTCGGAACTGTGGTTTAGCTGGAACCCGCGCCGCAAGGTGGATCCGGTTGACATGCTGCTAAGGGGCGACAAAATCCCGACTGGGGCTGTGGTTGTGCGGGCCAACTGGTCAGACAATCCTTGGTTCACTGATGTGCTGGAGCAAGAGCGGCTAGACTGCATTGCCAACACGCCAGAGGAATATGACCACGTTTGGGAAGGCGGATATGCCACCATCGCCAGCGGGGCTTACTTCGCTCAGGGATTGGTGGCGGCGCGATCCGAAGGCCGGATTGGCAAGGTGCCGCGCGATCCGCTGATGGAAGTGCGGGCTTATTGGGATATTGGCGGAGCCGGGGCGCGGGCGGATGCTACGGCAATATGGCTGGTGCAGCAATGCGGCAAGGAAGTGCGGTGGCTGGATCACTATGAGGCATCCGGGCAACCGATGGAAGCCCATGTAAATTGGCTGCGGTCTCGCGGATATCAGATCAGGACGTGCGTGTTGCCGCACGACGGGGCGCAGAGCGACAAGGTATTCGCTGCCAGCTATGAAGGTGCGTTGAAGCAGGCCGGGTTTGATGTTCGTGTAATACCGAACCAAGGGCGCGGCGCTGCGGCATCAAGGGTCGAAGCGTTTCGCAGATTGCTGCCAAGCTGCTGGTTCAACGAGGCGACCACGGCGGATGGGGTTGAGGCGCTGGGATGGTATCACGAAAAGCGCGACGAGGACCGGGGTATGGGAATGGGCCCGGAGCATGATTGGTCAAGCCATAGTGCGGACGCTGCTGGTCTTGTGGCGGTGGCGCTGGCAATCCAGGAAAACAAAGACAAGCCGCCCGCATTCAAGCGGGTTGGCGTGGTCTGATGGGAAGACATTTTAAATGATGTTCAAAGTAATCGCCAACATGGTGGAACTGGCAGAAAGCCATGCTGCGTCCATGTCGGCGGAACGCATCAGCGCGATTGAGTATGAGCGCGGCGAAATGAAGGACACGCCCTCGGAAAAGGGACGTTCATCTGTGGTATCGAGGGACGTGCGCGCTGCGAATAAAAAGGTGCTGCCGTCCCTGATGCGGACCATTCTGGGCTGTGATCAGGTTGTGGAATTTCAGCCGGTCAGCGAAGGTGATGAAGAGGCGGCACAGCAGGCGACGGACTATGTCAACCTGGTTCTGTTGCATGAGACGGACGCCGCGAGACACATTGAGTCCGCAATCCATGATGCACTGGTGCAGCGCAACGGCATTCTGAAATGGTGGTATGATGAAAAGCGGACAGCGCGCGTATCGTACCATACGGGCATTCCAGAGGATGCGCTGGCGACACTGACCGAAGACGCTGAGGTGATCGAAGCAAAAGAGCGTGTCGAGAATACCGACATGGGGCCGGTGACGGTGTTCGATCTGCGGATCAAACGCATCGTGGCGGAAAACAGGGTCAAGATTGCGGCGGTCCCACGGGAGCGGTTTCTCATTCACCCGGATGCGGTTGATTTGCAGGACAGCCCTATCGTGGGCGAGAAAACTACGCTGACACGTTCGGACCTGATCGCCATGGGCTACGACCGTGACGGTGTCATGGCGATGAAGACCGCGACAGACGATGATTACGAAGAGGCTGTGCGCAGAGACACGGTCACGAGGGACGACGGCGGGGCGGATATGCTCAATCAGGAAGTCGACTATTACGATCTGTTCGTGCGAATTGACGCTGATGATGATGGCATCGCAGAACTGCATCATATGTGTTTTGCGGGCGGGTTGAAGGAAGACAACCTCTTGCGAGACGACCCGTGCGACGCGGTGCAGTTTTGTGACATCAAGGTGTTCGCTCGCCCGCACAGTTGGGAGGGCACGTCGCTATATGATGACATTCGCCACGCGTCGCAGATCAAGACCGTTCTTTTGCGGTCAACACTGGATAACCTTTACCACCAGAACAGCCCGCAACCGATTTATCAGGACGGCACCATTATGGATCTGGACGCGCTTTACAATCCCGAATTCGGGCGACCGATGAGGGTTGCAGCGGGAACAGATGTGCGGGCGGCTTTGGGTTATACGACGGTCCCCTTTGTGGCGGAAAAGTCGTTCGGGATGCTGCAATATCTGGACGACCAGGTGCAGGAATGGACCGGGGTTAGCGATGCGTCGGGCGGTTTGGCCCCGGATGCGCTGCAAAACGTCACGGCAAAGGCCAGCGCACTGATGGAGGCTCAGGGCATCGGGCAAGTCGAAATGATGGCGCGTACCGTGGCTGGTGGGTTGAAGGATCTGTTCCGTGGATTGTTGCGACTGACGATCCGGCACCAAGACGTGCCGCGAATGGTGCGGCTTCGCGGCAAGTGGGTGTCCTTTGACCCGCGCGACTGGAATTCCGACATGGACTGCAAGGTGAATACCGGCCTTGGTGCGGGGACGCGTGAGCGCGACATGCAAATGATGATGTTCGTGACCGGTATGCAGGAAAAACTGCTGACGCAAATGGGGCCGAACAATCCATTCGTAAAGCCTGAGAACTTGTGGAACGCCCTTTCACGGCTGGTCGAAAGCGCTGGTCTGAAAACCCCGTCCATGTATTTCACAGAACCGGACCCGGCTGAGGTGGCGCAGATGATGAAGTCTGTGGCAGAAAAGCCAAACCCGGAGATGGAAAAGATCAGGGCTCAAATGCAGATCGAACAAATGAAAATGCAGGGCGCGGCGAAGTCCAAGCAGGCGGACGGTCAAATTCAGATGCAGTTGGGCAAAGAAAAGCAAGCCACGGCGGCGATGATGGATAAGGCCAAGATGGAAGTTCAGGCCAACAAGGAATTGGCGCAGTTGCAAGCGGATTTGAAGGTGCGTGAAGCGGATCGGCAGACGCAAATCCAGTTGGAACAGATGCGGATTGATTGGGAGCGCGAAAAACTGACGCGCGTTCAGGCGGCTGAGATGGCGGCGGCTGGTCTGGCGCTGGGATCGGACGGCAAGCCGGTCAACGTGATGGGCAACGCCATGGAAGCGCTTAACCAGGTGGTGACGGCGTTGGCGCAACAAGTGGCGATGGGCAGTCGCCCGAAGCGCGTGGTGAGGGACGCGGCTGGCGAAGTGATCGGGGTTGAAATTGTGGATCAGGTTCTGAACTGATGGCAACGCTAACGCTTCGCATCCCAAAGGGTTCCGCGCTTACCTATCAGGAGGCGGACGACAACTGGTCCAACATCAATACCGAAGTGGCATCGAAGCAGGGCGCTGACGCGACGTTGACCGCACTGGCTGGATTGGATGCAACGGCGGGGGCTGTTGAGCAGACCGGGGTCGATACGTTCACCAAGCGGGCTTTTGGTGTCGCGGCGGCAACGTCGGTTCTGACGCGTGGGGATGGCGATACACGATTTGCGACGGCGGCGCAGGGGGCTTTGGCGGCTACGGCGGTGCAACCGGCAGCGCTGGCGGGATATCAGCCGCTTGACGCTGACCTGACCACGATTGCGGGTCTGACCGCGACGAGCGACAATTTCCTGCAAGCCAAGGCCGGGGCATGGGCAAGCCGCACGGTTGCACAGGTCAAGACTGATCTTGGATTGACGGGCACGAACAGCGGAGATCAGACGATCACTCTGACGGGCATGGTCACGGGGTCGGGCACTGGGACGTTTGCAGCGTCTCTGGGTGCGTTCACGAAAGCCCAGCTTGATACGGCGGTTTCGGACGGGAATGTCCTTTACGTTGGGGATGTGACGACGAACGCCACGCATACCGGCGATGTGACCGGATCTGGCGCGCTGACGATTGATCCAACGGCGATCAGCGGCAAGACGCTGGTAACGGCGGTGGGAGCGGATCACCTGCTAATTCTGGACGCCACTGACGGGTTGCTGAAAAAGGCGCTGGCATCCGATCTGGCGGGTGCTGGCAGTTACACGTCCCCCCTGAGGAGCCAATTGGCATGATAGCGCTAGATACGACATCAATGGTCTTGCGGGTGACGACATCGAGCGCCGATGCGATTGACGTGACCGTTTCCGGCACCACGTTCACGGCGACTGCCGCGACAGCATTCGCGCAGGACGCGGCGATTACCACGGCGACGACTACGACTGTATGCGCAGCCCCAGGGTCTGGAGAGCAGCGCATCATCAAATCGGTGGTGTTCGAGAACAAGGGCGCTGGGAACAACACGCTGACGGTTGAGCGGTTCAACGGAACCACGGCTTCCAGGGTGTATACCGAGACCCTTTCGCCCGGTCAGGCGCTGCAATTCAACGATGGCGACGGGTGGGAGTTCACC